ACAGCGCGACCTCGTCGTCGGTCATCCAGCCCTGGCTGATGACGTCGGGACGGTGCTGGTAGAGGTAGCCGCCGCGCATCTCGATCACCCTCATGGCTGCGAAGAGGGAGCGATCGTCTGCGAGGCGGCGGCGGGCTTTACCAGGTCGGCGCCCTTGCCTGTCAGCTCGAGGATGCGGTTCGTCAGCGTCAGGAAGACGATCGGGTAGGCCTCGGCGAGCTTGACGGCCTGCTGCAGCTCGATGCGCGGCGACACGCTGCCGGCAACCAGCATCTCCAGGCGCTTGGCGATCTCGCCGGGCGTGTCGTTGCTCATGCCGAGGAACTTGCGGATGCCGGCGGCCTGCTCGCCGGCCGAGGCGATGGCGTCGACGATGGTGCGCACCGTGGCCTGCCGCTGCTTGGCATCGGTGGCGCGCTGGATCTCGGACGCGGTGAGGTGCCGCACCTCCCACTGCGCAGGCTCGTCCGGGCCGAAGAACTCGGCCAGCTCGGGCACGTCGATGCGCTCGGTGCGCGGCCGGAAGTCGGCGCGCTCGAACGCAGCCATGTCGAACGGCATCAGGCGACCTCGGTGGCGGCGGCCGACGCGCTGATGGTGCAGGCCGCCGCGATGTTGTCGCCGGCCGGGAAGGTGCGCGCGATGCCGAGCTTGCCCTGGCTGAGGATGTAGGCCGAGGCGTAGCGGTCCGGGTAGAAGCGGAACCACAGTTCCTGGTTCTTCAGCGTCACCAGGGCGTCGCTGACGCCGTTGGTGAGGTACGCGGTGAAGGTGCCCTGGTTCAGCGTGCTGGTGGAGCTGCCCAGCGTGGTGCCGTAGACCTGCGTGGACGTGACCGCGTGCGTCGTCTCGGGCGGGACGAAGTCGCTGGCCAGCTGCACGTCGGAGAAGATCGGGGCAGCGTAGCTGGCGTAGATGCGCTTGGGCACGGTGCCGGTGTGGATCTCGGGCAGGGCCGACAGGAAGGTGACCGAGCCGCTGCCGTAGTTGACGTTGAACAGCGGGAAGTCGGCACGCTCCTGGTGGGTGCCGACCACCTGCAGGATCTCGGCCGCCGTGATGAGGCCGGCGCTGACGCTGGTGGTGCGCACCTGGCCGATCTCGACCGAGTCGACCGCGATCAGCGGCGGGCCGCCGTTGGCGCCGCGGGTTTCGCTGAAGCTGGTGCCGTCGGTGCCGGCCACCGCCGTGATGGCGCCGGACGAGTTGATCGTGATGCTGGTGATGTTGTGGGTGTCGGTGCTGACGCCGCGGGTGATCGTGGCGGTGCCGGCGTTGACGGTGGTGACGACGCCGTTCAGGTTCAGCGTCAGCGCGGCGACGTTGACCTTGTCGTTGTCGCTGGCGTGCGGGGTGATGACGCCGCCCGTCAGCAGGCCGTTGGGGCGCACGACCGGGGCGTAGCCGGACCGGCGCGACCAGAGGCTGGCGGCGCTCGTGAAGGTCATCTCGTCGCCGCTGTTGGTCAGCAGGGTCATCGCCGTGCTGGACTGGCCGGCCTCGTATTGCAGCTTGGCTGATTCGGCGGTGGGCATGGGGAGTGCTCCGGTTGGGTGTCAGGTGAGGAGGCGCGCGGTGGTGACGTGGCGCACCGGGAAGTCGAGGTGCAGCACGCCGGCGCGGCTGCTGAGCTGCTGGGCGGTGTCCCACTGCATCCGCGGCTCGTCGATGGTCTCGGCCAGTCCGCCGAGGGTCTGCGCGGCCATCAGGCGGGCGTAGACGGTGGCGGCGATCTGGCCGCTGGGGCGGCCGTTGGCGCCGGCGGTGTCCGTCCTGGCGAAGCAGCTGCAGCGCACGACGGTGCGCCAGTCGACCGCGCCGTAGCGGCGGGCCAGCGGCTCGCTGTCCAGGCAGACGACGCGCACGCCCTCGGCCACGGTCTCGGGCAGCTCGTCCCAGGTGGTGGCGTCGTCGACGTTGCCGCCGGCCACGGCCGGCGCGGTCAGCAGCGCGTCGACGATGGCCTTCACGATCGCGTCGTGCTTGATGGCGGGCATCAGGCCAGCTCCAGCAGCAGCGTGGTCACGCCGGTGCCGTCGGGCTGGACCGACGTGACCCGGTAGGACACGCCGCCGACGACGCAGGTGGTGCCGCCGGTGGCCGCGCCGGCCGCCGCGGTGGGCAGCGTCAGGCGCGGGCCGCGCAGGGCGATGGCGTCGAAGGCGTCGGCGTAGGCGGCGTCGAAGATGCCGAGGACTGGCTCGCCAGCCAGCGTCACCGCCTGCGCGAAGCCGGCGGTGTCGAAGAAAGGGGCGAGATCCTCGGCGAAGGCCATGGCCGGCGGCGCTGGATCAGCGCTCCTTCTTCGCGCCCAGGCCGTAGCAGGTCACGAGGAACTGCGGCGACGAGGTGCCGCCGATGGCGGTGACGGCGCGCACGTAGCGGCGCAGTCCGTCGACGTTGACGTTCAGGCGGTGGAAGACCGAGGCCTTGGTGTTGGCGGCCGTGACCTGCGTGAACGCCAGGCCGGTGACGTCGTCGAAGCTGGAGTTGTCGGCGCTGTCCTGCAGCTTGACGTCCAGCGTCGGATTCGTGCCGGCGACGTTCTTGGCCGCGATGAAGAAGGCGGCCTCGCCGACGAAGTCCTGCAGGTCCACACCGGTGCCGTTGGCGCCGGCGGTGATGTCGGACATGGGGACGAGGGCGATGGTCTGCAGGGACTGGCCCAGGTTCTGGTCGAGCATGATGGTCCTCTTTCAAGGCGCGAGGCCCGGGAGCCTCGCGGGGGTGTCAGGGTGTCAGGGTGTCGTCACGGGGGCGGTCAGGCGCTCTTGGCGTCGACCATCGTGGCGAACGACTCGCTGTGGCGGATGGCGACGTCGACGTCCTGCAGGGCGCGGATGCGCACCGTGCCGGCGGCCGAGCCGGTGTAGGGGTCGGCCATCAGGTCCAGCGTGCCCCACATGCCGATCACCAGGTCGGCCCAGTTGCCGAAGATGATGGCCGAGCACACGGCGCCGCTGCTGCCCTTGACCAGGTTGGACGGCACGGCGTTGGTGACGCCGGTGCGGTAGCCGTTGAGCGGCGTGTCCCCGCCATCCCAGATGAAGCCGTTCTGGCCGCTGACCTTGCTGGTGCCCTTGAGCTTGCCGCGGGTCTGCGCGTTGACCAGGTAGCCCAGGGTGCCGACGTCCGCGTTGGCGACGGCGACGTCCGTCTCCAGCTCGACGATGTGGGCCCAGGTGGGCGCCGCGCCGTCAGTGCCGCCTACCACGCTCGCGGTGATGGCGTTCAGGATGCCCTGCGGCTGGTTGGCCGTGCCGGTGCCGTTGATGGCCGCCTGCTGGATGGCCAGGCCCAGGATGGTCGCCAGGTCCTGCGTCACCATGGCCTCGACGTCGACGCTGGACTGCAGCAGCAGGCGGCGGCTGATGTCGGTGTACGCGCCGACGGTGCGCGGCGACATCGTCACTTGGCCGAAGGACTGGTTGGCCTCGCCACCGGGGACGGTGTTCTCCGACACCCAGTAGGCCGTGCCGGCGCCGGTCATCTTCGGAATGGCGATGTTGCCCTGCAGGCCGCTCAGCATGCGCGTGCCCATGCCCATGACCACCATGGCGTTGCGCAGCAGCTCGATGAAATCGCCCGACAGCTCGGTGGCAACCAGGTTGCCGCCGGCCGTGGCGGTGGACACGGTCAGGTCGCGCTTCTGCACGTCGTGCGGCACGTAGAAGCCGCGCGCGGCGCGGCCGGCCTTGGCGGCGACGGCGTCGCTGGCCTCGCGCTCGAACGCGGCGGCGCGCTGGGCGGCGGCGTCCTGCGGGTTGGCCAGGGCGTTCAGCGCACGCACGATGCTGAAGCGGCGCACCTCGGCCGGGCTCATGCCGATGTCGGCGCTGGGCAGCGGCTTGTTGCTGAGCTTCTCCAGTGCCTCGCGCTGGAACTGCTCCAGGGTTAGGCCGCGCTGGATGGCGTCGAGTGCCATCTCGGCGCCGCCGGGCAGGTGGCGGGCGGCCTTGCTGATCTCGGCAGCGTCGTTGCGGGCGGCCTGGGGCTGGATGTCGGACATGTTCTGGGGCTCCGTGGCGGGCTGGGCCGCCGTGTCGGTGGGTTGGGGGTCGGCGGCGAGCGGCGCGGAGGCCGGCTCGCTGCGTTCGACGGTGTCGCCCTGCTCGGGCTCGTCGGCGGGGCCGGGCTGCGCGGCCTGGGCGTCGTCGAGGCTGCGGCCGACGCCGACCTCCACGTCCGCGGGCACGCTGACCAGGCTGACTTCGAGCGGCTCCCAGTCGACGATGCGGTAGGTTTCCTTCCCGTCCGCTTCGCCCACGGTCTTCGCCCGGTGGATCATGTAGCCGACGCTGACGTTGCGGCGGATGCCGTCCTTCACGTCCTGCCACACCTCTTCGGCGCGCGCGCTCTTGCCGAAGCGCACGACGGCGCGGGCCACCCGGTCCGCACCGATCTCCACCGATTCCACGACGCCGATCACGTCTCGCCAGTCGTGATCGACCAGAAGGTTGGCGCCTTGGGACAGACGGCGCACGCGCATGGCGGCGGCGCTGACCTCGAGCACCTCGACACCCCATCCGCGGTCCACCGGCGTCTCGCTGGCGAAGGCCAGCGAGACGGTGCGTGCGTCCTCGTCCACCATTGCGCGCTCGACCTGCACGGCGCGCTCGCTGCGGCCTTTCGTCAGGTGCTGGGCCAGGGTGGCGGGGATCTTGGGGGTCGACATGGGCGGGATGGTCGCGGCCAGCCGCGCAAGCGATCAACCCCAAGCGCTTGGCCCGCGGATTTGCGCTGTCAGGCGCGGCGGCCTATCGACGCGCACCGGCCGTGATGCTGCTCGCGCCATCCGTGCCAGACGCAGTAGCGCAGGGCGGCGCAGGTTGGCGGTGGTGGAGGGGGTGGCGGCGGTGGCGGTGCCGGCAGACGGATGCGGATGCGGATGCGCAGCGTGCGGGCTGGTGTTGGCGCCGCGGCTGGTGAGGGTGGCTGCGGGGGCGGGGGATCGGGAGGCGGCGGTGCGGGAGGTGGGGGTGCGGGAGGCTCGGCAGGGGGCTGTGCAGGGGGTGGAGCGGGCGCGGGTGGTGCTGGGCAGGGAGCGAAGCTAAACCGACCCCCATTGTTCTGCGGGTGCGTCCGGGTCCGCCGCATCCATCGGCGTCCTCACCATCTGCACGCCCATGCGGGACATGGCGACGAACGCCTCCTGATCGCTGCAGTCACCACGCGAGAACAGCGCCTCGACCTCCTGCTCCGTCACCTCCACGTCAACCTCGGCGCAGCGCTCCACGACGATGTCAGGGCGGCCAGGGTAGTAGCTCGTCTGCACCCACTGGCCTGGGGCTTGCGGGTCTGCCGGGTCCTGCTGCCACGTCCACTCAGCACACGGGGCCATCATGGCGAAGGCATCGGACACGCCACCAGAGGTGATGTAGTGCGTTGCCGGCTCGTCGCCGGTTGCGCTCAGGGGCGTGCGCCAGAGATGGCTGTAGTTGGTCGGGTCGATGCCCTGACAGATTCTGCGCGCCTCGGGGGCGTCGGCGGCTGGGAGGATTAGGGTTCGCAATTTCGTCATGGCTTACCCCGGTCAGTAGGCGGCCGTCTTCCCGTTGACCCACGCTTCCGTCGCTGCGATTTCACTGGCGCTGGATGCGGCTCCGCGGACGATGAGCGAATAAATCCGGCCGGTGAACCGGTCGCTTGCGTTGTTACGGGCGCCGATGAAGAGAGGGTACGTGCTGCCGAAGTTGCCTGCACCTTTATCCCCAGTTGCTGTAGCGATTTGGGCGGCGTTTATGCGCAATACAGACAGATCTCCGCTAATGTCGTGCGAAATCCCCAGGACATTGGTAGTTGGGGCGTTATACGTTGCGGCTGTTGTGAGCGCGATCTGATTGACATTTACCCCGACGTCACCTCTTGCGCCGGAAGCATATCTCCACGTTGGATCTGGTGCGCCAACATACATAGATCCATTATTGCTGTTCCAATTCGCAGACAACTCCACAAGCGCCGCAAACGCAGCATCACTCAGCTTCCTCACCCCCGCGAACACCGTCATTTTGTCGGTCGCGGAAAAATCAATCGCCGAGGTGGACATCCCGTCATCGGTGCCGTCGAACTCCAGATACGGCAAAAAACCCGCGGTGTCGTAATCCGTCGCGGCGGCTACGCGCTGATAGGCGGGCTGGTTCAGGGCGTCGTTGGTGACTCGGAGGTCGGCGCCCCAGAGATAAATTCCCTTCGTGACATCTCCAGCGTACGAGATTGTGTTGTCGCTAGGCGCCGCGTAAAAGCCAATACAGTGATTTGCCGTAGAGGTGGCGGCTCTCC